ACTAATATTGCGTTTCAGGGGTGGTCTGATGGCGAAGATTCTGCCAATGATTATTTTAAAGGATTTGGTACAACCACCGCTACGGTATCTGGATTAGATGATATTACATTTGGAGGAAATTATAATTCAACTGATGTTAGAACTTATCGAGTAAAAATTGATGCGGCCGCCGCTACTGATACATTTACTTGGTCAAATGATGGGGGATCAACTTGGGAAGCCACTGGTGTTGCGGTTATGGGGTCCACTCAAGAATTAGATAATGGCATAACAATTACATTTGCCGCAACAACTGGTCATACGTTGAATGATTATTGGGAAATAACCACAATCATAACAACGACTGCTATGCATAAATTGGGAGAAATAATTGTCGATCATGAAGGCACTTCCGCTGATGATAGGGGAGAATTGACCGTAAAAACGAATAATGGGTCGGGTGTAAATTTAATCCAAACTTATCATTCTAATGGAGATTCAACATTTACCGCAAAATGTTATAATTCTGATGGCGCACATGGTTTGATAACAATTAGAGACACTAGCGGTGTTATTGTAAACACATAAAGAATGAAAATGAACGAGATTTTTCAATACAACCCCTTAAATTTGTTTGAAAAAGTCATATTGGTTCCTATGATAACTGTTATCATAACCATAGTAGGATGGAGTCTTGTTAATATTATAGAATTAAAATCCGATGTGGCTATAGTGAAAACTGATATAAAACATATAACAAAACAGATTGATTTTATATCTGAAAGAATAGTCAAATTAAATCACTTAACTAATTTTAGTGTTGTTGTGCGAGATGAGTATGCTGTTAAATGAAAATGAACAACAAGTTTTGAAATTAGTTGTGTCTATAAAAAACAAAAACAAAGTCAAAGATTTGTCTCCAGTTTATAAGTATGCTTACGATTTAAAAGTAGATGATGAATCTATTCAAAAAATTTTATTATTGGCCTCGTGGTAGTTGACTTTTATAGTCAAATTTGATATAATTATAATAAATCTATATTATATTCTAATATATCCTCTATCTAATTATTTGACATGTCTCTTTATATTGATGTAAAATATTTGAACCTTTTATCTAGTAGACTTCCTTTATATAAACAAAAAAAAGAATATCTCTGGAATTTCCGATGTCCAATTTGCGGAGATTCTCAAAAAAAACTAACCAAAGCAAGGGGATATGTTCATAGAAAAGAAAATAATCTTTTTTATAAATGCCATAATTGCGGAGTAGGGAAAACTTTTTCAAATTTTTTAAAAGAGTTGGATGTAAGATTGCATTCTGAATATTGTATGGAAAGATATATGTCTGGTGAAAATAAATTTAGTAATTATAAGGAGCCAACATTCAAATTTGATATTCCAAAATTTAAAAAAATTGATCTAAAAATACCATGCGTAAAAGACTTAAACGATGAACATTTTTGTAAGCAGTATGTCAAATCTAGAAACATTGTACCCAATAAATACCAATATCTTTATTTTGCTAAGGATTTTAAAAAATGGGTTGAAAGTCTTAACCTCGATACACATTATGAATTAATTAAAAATGATCCTAGATTGGTCATACCTTTTTTTGATAAAGATTATAATTTGATTGCCGCTCAAGGAAGATCATTAATAAAAAGTTCTAAATTAAGATATGTGACAATTAAGGTTAAAGAAAATGCACCAAAAATTTTTGGATTGAACACCTGGAATGAAAATAAGACCACCTATATAGTTGAAGGTCCGATAGATTCTTTATTTGTAGAAAATTCTCTTGCTATGGCCGGAGCTGATTTATCGACATGCAAAACACTATTAAATGATATTGATGTAGTATTTGTTTATGATAATGAAAAAAGAAATAAAGAAATTGTTAAAAAAATGGATAAAATTATTTCAGATAACCATAAGATAGTTATTTGGCCCAATCATGTAATGGAAAAAGACATTAATGATATGATATTAAACAATGTAAATGTTATGAGTGTTATGGAAAATAATACCTTTCAAGGATTAATTGCAAAAACAAAATTATTAGAATTTAAATTATGATAAATGAAAAACAAGTGCATAATCATGGATTTGTGAAGTTATTAAATGTGATGGGCTCCGATGAAGAAGTCGAAAATGCCGCAAGAATTAGTTATGGAACCGGTACGAGAAAAACTAGTCAAACAAGAAATTTAATTCGATATTTAATGCGGCATAATCACACATCTCCTTTTGAAATGTGTGAAGTGAAATTTCATTTAAAACTACCTATCTTTGTAATGAGGCAATTTGTTAGACACCGAACCGCTAACATAAATGAATATTCAGGCCGTTATTCCATAATGAGTGACGAATTTTATTTACCTGCAGAAAAAGATGTTCATGAGCAATCAGAGCAAAACAATCAAGGCCGAGGAAAAGAATTAGATGAAGACAACAAAACACTTGTTCTTGGGCGAATGTATGATGCGAATGAACACTCACAGATGTGTTATAAACAAATTGTAGACCCTACACTATTAGACGGGTTTTATGATGGTTTTAATGGTATTGCAAGAGAATTGGCAAGAACTGTTTTACCAGTTTCTAATTATACGGAATGTATTTGGAAGATAGATTTAAATAATTTTTTTAAATTTTCCAAATTACGCATGGATTCTCATTCTCAAAAAGAAATTAGAGATTATGCAAATATAATGTATGATTTAGTAAAACCATTATTTCCTATAAGTTGTGAAGCATTTGAAGATTATATCTTAAAGGCTGAAACATTTTCAGCAGAAGAAATGAAGATCATTAAAGCCAATATAAAATGTACATTGGACTTTAATGACCCTAAACTTGTAGAAGACCTGCATATAATGACAAACGCAGAGTTTAACTTATCAACCCGAGAACGTAAAGAGTTTTTAGAAAAATTGAAAGGAATTTAAAATGTCTCTACCAACAGAATATCAATCATTTATTCATTTATCGAGATATGCAAGATGGAATTATAATCTCAAAAGACGTGAAACCTGGGAAGAAACGGTTAACAGATATTTGGCATTTTTTAAAGAACATTTAGATGATAATCATGATTTTGTTATTAGTAATGAACTAGAAGCAGAGTTGCGTGAGGCAATTTTAACCCTTAAAGTGATGCCTTCAATGAGGTGCTTGATGACGGCCGGTGAAGCACTCAAAAAAGAAAATATAGCAGGTTATAATTGTTCGTATGTAAAAATAGATAGTCCACGATCATTTGATGAAATTTTATATGTGTTAATGAATGGAACAGGAGTGGGATTTTCTGTGGAAGAAGAATATGTTAATCAACTTCCTATTATATCAGATGAATTTTATGAAACAGATACTACAATTGTTATAGCAGATTCAAAATTGGGGTGGGCAAAATCATATAAAGAATTGATTTCATTAGTTTGGCAGGGGCAAATACCAAAATGGGATTTATCTAAGATAAGACCAGCGGGTTCTGCTCTTAAAACCTTTGGAGGAAGAGCCTCGGGTCCTGAGCCATTAGAAGATCTTTTTATGTTTACTATAAATACGTTTCGAAATGCTTCCGGGCGTAAATTAAAATCAATAGAAGCGCATGATATTGTATGTAAAATTGCAGAAATTGTTGTCGTAGGAGGTGTTCGTAGATCTGCTCTTATTAGTTTATCTAATCTTAATGATGAAACAATGAGACATGCTAAATCGGGTCTCTGGTGGGAAAATAATCCTCAACGAGCCCTCGCCAATAACTCTGTTAACTATAAAGAAAAGCCAGATGTTGGTACTTTTATGAGAGAATGGTTATCCCTTTATGATTCCAAATCAGGAGAACGGGGAATTTATAATAGTTTGGCGGCTAGACAGCAAGTAGAAAAAATGAATACCGAAGAACATATTAGACGAAAACCTAGAAATGATTTTGGCACTAATCCATGTAGTGAAATTATTCTTAGAAGTAGGGAATTTTGTAATCTTTCAGAAGTCGTAATCAGAGGAGATGATACATTAGAATCTTTAGAAAATAAAATTAAACTTGCAACTATCATTGGAACATTTCAATCAACTCTTACAAGTTTCAAATATTTATCAAAAGAATGGAAAAATAATTGCGAAGAGGAACGACTTTTGGGGGTCTCTCTTACAGGAATAATGGATAATTCTTTGACAAATGGTAAAAAAGGCAATTTAAAAGATTTATTGGATAAGTTAAAAAATGTTGCAATTAAAACTAATAAAGAATTCTCAAAAAAACTTAACATCCCGCAATCTGCCGCAATTACTTGTGTCAAACCTTCTGGTACGGTTAGTCAACTTGTTGATTCTGCTAGTGGCATACATGCTCGTCACAATCCCTACTATATTAGAACAGTGCGGGCTGATAATAAAGATCCGCTTTGTAAATTCATGAAGGAAGCAAACTTTCCAAATGAACCAGATGTGATGAAACCGAAACACACATCTGTATTTTCATTTCCTATGAAAAGTCCACAAAATGCAAGATGTAGAGCCGATATAAATGCGATTGAACAGTTAGATCTTTGGTCAACATATCAAAAATATTGGTGCGAACACAAACCATCTATTACCATTTCAGTCAAAGAAAATGAGTGGATAGAAATGGGAAATTGGGTATGGAATAATTTTGATGATATTAGTGGAATATCTTTTTTACCTTTTTCTGAACATGCATATAGGCAAGCACCTTATCAAGATTGTACAAAAGCTGAATATACAAAAGCATTAAAAGCAATGCCTAAAAATGTTGATTGGTCATTATTATCTGCATATGAGGAAAAAGATTTTACTGTAGGATCACAAGAATTAGCTTGCGCCGCAGGTGATGGGTGTGAAGTGGTGGATTTATAATGCTAAAATATGAAATAGATTTTAACAAAGGAAATTATGTTGTTGGACATTTTACTTTCAGGGAATGTGCAATGTGTGAAAAAGCAAAATCTTTATTAGATAAGTATAAAAAACAATATATGTTCATTCAGGCGGATAAGAGATTGTTTGGTAAAATATTGTCAATTACAGGAAGTAAAAAAGTCCCTCAAATTTTTTTGGAGGGTCAAGTTTTTCTGACCGTTGAACAATTAGAAGAATCATTAAAAGACGAGGAGAAGGCTTAAAGTCTTAATATGGAAATATCGGAAAATATTAATTGCACTTATTGTTTTAAAACGTATGAAATTCTTGTTCATGAAGACGAAGATGAAATAGTACGATTTTGCTCTTATTGCGGAGAATTAATAGAATTACAAGAAGAAGATGATGGCAACTGGGACACCTGATTTATATGTGGGAATTGATTATTCATTAACCAGTCCAGCCATAACAGAATGTCGTGGAGAGTGGAAATATGAAAATATTACACATTATTGTTTAGCAAAAAATGATAGACAATTTGAAAGATGGAAATCTTTTCGTAATATTCGAATAGAAAAATATCCTAAATATAATACAGAGATGGAAAGATATTTAGGACTATCGTCTTGGGTTAAAAAATGTATTATGAAATATGATGTTACAGATCAAAACTTGCATCAAGTAGTTTTTATTGAAGATTATGCATATGCCGCAATTGGACAAAGAATTTTGCAAATTGCAGAAAATATGGCAATTTTAAAAAACACTTTATACAACTGTAAACTTGGGTATAAAATGATACCCCCTACAGTAATCAAAAAATACGCATCCGATAAGGGAAACGCAAATAAAGAATTGATGTATGATTCTTTTGTGTCTGATACGCATAGAAAACTCATAGATGAATTTCAAATAAACTGCGATAAAAATCCCATTTCAGATATAGTTGACTCTTATTGGATTTGCAAATACGGATACGAAAATGGCAATAATACCTGATGAATATGATA